TGTTAAACTGTAGATAGTTATATAATATTTTAACATTTAAGGAGCCTTAATGGTTACTAAAGAAAAGCCAGTTTTGTGGCCACCAGAAAGTAAAAAATAAGGACGTTAAAAGAGTAGAAATTTAAGTAAAATGGGCCCATTAAGGAAATATATGAAAATTACCACGACTCGTAAGTTGCCCTATATAAAAAAAACTTCATTCAATAAAAAATTACTCGCAGGTGAGGAATCGAATTTTGTTCGTGCCATGCCTGATATTAAAAAACAGATGCCTGAAAATGGGCCCATTTATGAGAGAGTTATCATGAAAAGAAAAAGAACTTCCTTAAGCACAATTATTGATTTCGATACCGCAGAAGCATTAAGAAATTACGTGTACTGGAAACCAGGAGAAACCATATCTAATGTTGTTCAGTCTCTCATCAAAGAGTTTCTAGATTCTCAAGGATCTATTGATCAACGACCTTCAGATAGTCAACAAGGTATAGGCAAGAAGTTATTATAGAATGTAATATAATCACACAAACACTGACTTACTTCTTGAACAATTAACCATTTCCTGCCAAAGAGCTTTCTTCTCTTCGTCGGAAGATATAGAGTTTCCCATTGAGGTTCCAGCTTTATGGAGAGGAGTTGGACCGGATTGAGGAGATATTGTTGATGCTGATCGAGGCCTATCCTTATTAGGATTACTAGTCTGCGCTATTTTTTGTAGTGTATTCTTTTTAGGTTGAGCTATACCTTTAGCACATATCAATTCATACGCGGCAGACCCAACTTCATATACATCGTTCGATGATATAACAGCCCTATAAAGGTGTGGATATTCGATCTCTAGCTTATGAATATTCTCTTCACTAACTACCTGTTTTATATCTGGATAATCTTGAATCAATCTTTGTTCGGCATAGGCTATTGCTGCCTGTCTCTTTGCTTTTTCTGTTTCTTGAGAAGTGCGTGCAATTTGATTTCTCAATTCTTCCATTTGTTGATATAAATGCTTTTCAGTATCGGTTCTATAATCTTCCTGAACTTCTGGCTGTCGTTGTGACTTAAGAGCTTGCTCTCGGTAAAAATCTCGTTCTCTCGCTAGTGCTTCAGCTTCTCTTTTTGCCTGCTTAGCTTCTTCAGACTTTGCTCTTATTTGATACCAATCTTTAGATTCTTGTTCTTTATTGTTTGGTACTTCTTCTTCTCGTTGTTGTTCAACATTATGTTCTTGATGTGACTCTAGAGAATGTTCTTCTGTGTCAGATGACTTCGCCGTACTTGTCTGTTGCTCAATAACATCTTCTGACGAAGTCACCTGATTCGTAGGAGTGAATTCCGAACTTAAAAATGGATGAACAGAAAATTTTTTAGATCCATCATTGACTTCAGGTGCCTGATTTTGTGAAGCATTAATTTTATCAGGATAAACCGCATCAGGATATAATTGGTTTAAGGTCGTTGCCATTACTTGTCCTTTTCCTCATAATAATTTTTTAGTATAAATTCAGGCAATTTAGGTTTATTTTCTATATTGAACTTAGGAGGATTATCTTCCAGGCATTGTCTAGCGAGAGCATAATAAGCTTTTTCAGTATTTATAGTAACGTTTGAACCACCATTTTCATCAGTAGTTACACTTATATCAGGAACCTCAGTAGAATATTTACGATGTTTTTCAAAGGTTATATTTATTTTCCCGTCAGGAAATAATTTTCTCTTCTTCCCCATTACTGTCCTTTCTAAAGAAAGTTAATTCATAGTCATTAACTTCCCCATTTAATTTCTTAGCTAATCGTAATAGAGTGCCATTTCTATAATCTAATACATTATGGAGAGCTTCTTTTTCATCTTCACGCAATGTTAACATATTATTTATATAATAATCACATTCTTGTAAAGAAGGGACATGCCAAAGAAAGAATAGATCTTGTTTTTTCATATCATAGTGAAATGCAGCTCGATCGGGAAAAGGAGTTGGGCAGGTATGTCTTGAAATCATATAGAACTCAGGAACACCTGGCATAAGAGCATTCATTCTGAAACAAACTTCTACAAAGAAGTCATTGGTAGTATTTTTACGGTCTCGTTCTACGAGAGCTATAAGTTTTGGCATTAAGTCATTGCCAATAGCTGAAGTAAATTCAAATACATTTGCTTTATCAGATGGCTTGTTCTGAATTTCCGTATATATTTTCCCAACGGTTTTTTTATCGTTCATATAAGCCTTTAATTTTAGGTACCTACCTAGAAAAGAACAACCGTAAGTAGGTACCTAATGGGTAATGAAGCCAATGTTATTTTTTCTTCTTGCGTTTCTTTTTTGATTGTCCACTAACTGAAAGACCTATCGCAATAGCCTGCTTTGGATTACTTACTATTGGGCCATGTTTTGATCCAGAATGTAATTCGCCAGCCTTAAATAGATCCATTTCTTGTTTCATGACCTTACGTTTCTTCTTTTTGGAAGCATTCTTATTTAATCTAGGCATATTAACCTTTTTTACAACGGCACATTTCTGATTTGCATTTAGGACATTTTTTTGCATTCATGATTATTCCTTACTTTTATATCTTTTTTCATGATTTTTCTTCAACTCTGGATACATTCTATAAACCTTTGCTCTAATACCTTCTGGATTTGGAGCAAGATGAGCTCTTGCTAGGGCATTCCTAGCTCTTGCAAGAGTATTAATAGGAAAAGAATAACGAGAAGAGCCACCAGAAGATCCCGCAAATTCCTTAGGTGATACTGTTTTATATTTTCCTGTATTCGATGAACCTTTTTTTTCTCGCATTTTCTCTTCTTTGCCATGGGCAACTTTTATACCCTTAGCTACCGTAATTTTTTCTTTAGAAGCCATTCAGGAGTCTCCTATTTTATAAAAAGCCTCTATCTTTTTAGGGATAAAGGCTTTTTATGAAAAATAAAGCCTAAAATATTCTAGAACTTGTAGTGCTTTGCCGCAAAAAGATCTGATCGTCTCGCTCTTTTTCTTTTTTAGTTTTTTTATACAACATATTCTGCGGTATACCTAAAATAGAGAACGCTATATCTTTGCCAATACCTTTTGGTCTTATTTGCGTAGGCATAAAAAGATCTCCTAATATTTATGGGGATCAAATCCAGATCGTCTTCGTGCGTTATCATTTTCAAGTTGTCTATCAATACCTTTGATATTGTCTTCCATTTCCCAATCCATATAAGCAGGACATTTAGGGTATGGTTTCATCATGACATCCTGAGGAAGATTAGCCATCTTGGTGTAATCACTATGGATCATACCTGCATCATCTTTTTCCATCAGATATTCATTATCTGGTTTACGGGAAGACTTATGCATTCTTTTGTCTTCTTCGTAGTATCTTTTTGTTGCCATTATGGCTCCTTTCTGTGGAACTGCGAATCATAAAGATTCACAAGGTTTCATTAATACCTCTACCATAGAGCTATTATCTAATCTATAGCATAGTCGGTGCTTGGTTTTCAACTTGTTGTGGTTGTACCGGATGCGATGCCCTTGAAACTGCCGCTATAGCTTCTGCTTTTTTATCTTTAGTATTCTCATCTGATACTTTATCATCAAACTTTTGTCGATCATTAAGCATATTCTGAATAGCCATGAGCTGACTAATATGCGATATATCTACCGTATCTATTTCCTTCATAGCTTTTACCAGAGACAACAAGCCAAGATCCTGATCTTTTATCGCTGCTGCTCTTCGTTCTACGGCGAGAGCTTCGTTTTCATCAACTCGCGATGCACGTTCTATGGCAAGACCACGATTAGCTTCTGATCGAGCGGTCATGTCTTCAGCGCGAGCATTAATAAGATTAACATTAGCTTGTTGCTCCTGCATTGCTTGCTGTTCCGCTTTCTGATTATTCTTATTCATGTTATCCATAATACGCTTCTTATTCTGCAAGGTTGAAGCTTCAAGGATATCTTCTTGAGAGAAATTGATACCAGCTTCAGTTTTAAGTAACATCATCTGAGCTAGCTGCATTTGGCGCTGGGTAGCGGTATTGAGACCGTCTTCAATCGCTATATGATAACGTCCGAAGGCTTTACTGTAAAATTGAGGAGAAGGTTTCTCCCCTTCTAATATTCTTTGTATCTTGCCCGGTGTAAAATTAGTCTGAATCATATCCATATGTAGTTTGCTCAAAAGAGCCTGTGACTTATCAAGCTGATCAAATACTCCTTCAAGGGTATTAACCGAAGACTTCATACGAAGCATAGCTAATATTCCTGGAACATCATCAGCAGCCATCCCCATAGCCTCTTCAGAAAGACCTGATATATAGTTCATTTCTTTAGCTAATGTTTCAGAGATCTGGAGGGTTGTAGGAGGAATTGCCGGAGATTCTATACGCTGTATATCTGCCATCTGGGCATTTTGCTTAACAAAAAGAGTTCTCCCTTGTCCTGTTAAGTAGGCATCGTTAGGATTAACAAGAGAGTTCTCCTTCATGATAAATCCTGATGTGAGCTGAGATTCTAATATATCTAACTCTATTACTTTTCTTCTGTTATAGCAGTACTGTGAATCTCTAAGGCCCCGAACTACCCCTTGTATACGATAAGGGAAATCAACCATTTCAGGATGGAAATAACACAGTATAGGAACAAACGGATATTTATCTGAACCAGAAGGATTAGGGCCAGAGTAAATTACCTTTCCTTGAATAACCAAAGCCATGCTAACAGTAGGAACTTCTTGTTTAATAAGATCTAAGGTAGGCGTAGTTTGTAAGATATATTGTAGGTTTTCCTTGTCATTAGACTTCCATTCAAGTACTTCGCCCGTTTCTTTATCAACTAACATCAACTGAGTACGGTAGTCTTTGTAGTAATATTCTTCATATGTTAGAAGATCGGTTATAGCAGGGTTATATGTTTCAGGAAGAAATTGAAACTTTGCATCTCTTCCATTAACGGATGTATTTGAGGTGAGAGACATTATAGTTTCTTCTTGATCTGGAACTAAAGAAATGCATTCTCTTTTGGTCAGAAATGACCTTCTCCATATCCAGTTACAATCGGAAAGATCTTGTTTCCTAAAAAAGGGATCTATTAGAAACTCATTAAACTTTAATGCGTCGGTCCTTATGTTCCCCGATACAGGATCTTCTCTAAAATCTAGGTATGTATGCAATAACGTTAAGCCAGATATTAAGGAACCTAAAAAAGCATCAGATATCGTGTGAAGAGTGCTATCTTGCTGGTTAAGCCACATTAATATTTTAGTGAATTGATCCGCTGTCATTGCGTCGCCATTCTCAAGAGGAGTGACGATCGAGGATTTTCTATTCCTACGCTGATGTCCTTCTATGTTGTTAATTATAGGACGTATACGATTGAAATTATATTGTTTTCGTCTTGATTCAGGTATACCAACCCCGTATGAAGTATTCCATCCAGACTGATTTCCTGCATAATACTCGTAGTCCTGGTTTGCTTCGTACCAATATGTTTGTCCTATAGAAATTGATTGCTCATAAGATGTCTCCATCATTCGAAGAACGTTACGGTGTTGTTCGTCCAAATAAAGAGGAGCAAGCTGAGAATAGGGTGAAGTCGACATGTACCATTCTCCTAAGATATGCTTCTATACTAATTATAATAAGTAAGTCTATCCTAGAAAAATAAGAGTTTATGTGCAAACTTGTTAAGATACT